GCCGAGTACCACAACTGACGGTGGCACGAAGAGGTTGATGCCCTTCGGATCACTGTAGAGCACGTCTGGGAAGTATGCTGCTGCGAAGGAGCTGTCCACAGATCGATCTCTAAATGAGTTGATTGTATTTGTAACAGAAGGCTGATCGTTTTCATCTCTCACGTTGACACCGTTTTCGTCCTCGTGTGGGATGTCCATAATGAACAGCGCATCGAAACGCTCCTCAGTGGCTTGGATTGCTGTGTCAGTTACGAGTGGCTCTCTAATGCCTGGGATAGCGAGAAGCTGAATATCCACATTGACTGTGTTCTTCATAATCTCAATAGCCTTAAGATAAGAGGCGACGCTAGGACCATTGCTTAAGCCACGGCCGTATTGTACTGTCATATCAGCGACGACTGCGTTGTTTGTAATCTCTGCTTCGTTCTCATCAAAGATGTTGACGCCGTTGAAGCCGCCTTGCATAATTGCTGTAAACTTTGCATAGCGCTTGTTATCTGCAAGATCGTCTATCTTAAAGGGTCTTGTCTTAGCAGAATCAGTTGCACCGATACTGTCAGCGAGATAGCCGCCGCCGGCCGGAGCTCCATTTCTTACATAAACAGCCTTTGACCATTTCTCAGGATCAGCATTTCCTGTGGACCCTGTGACGACCTGAATATTCTCCAGTGTGAACACGTTGTTACAGAATACGTCTGAATCAAGTATACCATTAGCTGCAGTGCTAGCTTGTCCTGCATTGCTTCCTGTTATAAATCTTGCTTCACCAAGTGCGAATTGTGGGAAGTATTTGGCGAATGACTCGATGCTCTTATTTACAAGCACAGAACTGTTTCTCTTTGTAAGTCCCTCAGGATGCTCGAATTGAATACCCCAATAGAATCCCTTTTCGGCAAGCTCCTTAACTGACCATTCTTCACCTGTTGTTATCTTGGATCTAAATGGTAGGGGAGGTGTGACAGAGTTTTTGAGATAGCTTCCAGTGCCAAAGCTATAGACCTGTGACATAATATCTGCAACAGCTGCTGGTGTTACTGTTGAGAGCGGTGCTGAACCAGATGTTACCAAGTGGTTAATACCTCTGAAACCCATCGGCAAGGCGAGGGGATCAACGTAACCGTTCTCAAGATCTGGGTTAACTTCTACGCGAACATAGTTAGACCGGTTCGAATAGCTGCCTTCGATAACTAACTTTTGTGAAGATAGCTCTCTGTCGAAGTCATAGTAGGCGTGAAGGTCACCAATGACCTTTGCAATGTATCTGTCAGATGTTGGATCAAGAGTAACGCCTGTATACTTTTCATTTACAAGAACCTTCTTGTCGAGATCTCTATCGTCCCAGAGACGGAGCATCACATCGAAAGTGCCATATTTATTAAGCGGATCATTCGACTTATTAATATTCTCTATAGAAATCTTAATCTTATCAGAAACAGAGCTGCCATCGTCAAGTGCATGGAATTTAAAGAGATTAATAGCCTCTCCGCCAAACTTTTGTGATATAAAGAATGGTGTTGCTGCGTGTGCAAATCTGTCGTTAAAGTTCTCATAATCAGGCGCTGTGGCACTGCCTACGTTTCTAGCTGTCGAACCAGAGATGATGAATGCTGATGGTTCATAACCACCAATGGGTCCTGAACCTGATGCAGCATTAATAACCCCTGAGCCTGTTAAAACAGCAAGTGAACCGTGTATATCCCAATGTGCATAGAGATAATGTCCGGCAGTTTGTAGTCTTAGAGGATCTGTGTTTAATACATCGTAGAAGTAATTATTTGAATTTACATCAAACGATGCTGTGATCACATTGGGATAAGTGCTGTTTGTTCCTTTGTGGCCATTGAGAAATAAAACGAAATCTTGCTTGACAGCATTGTTTTGAGAAAAAACCACAGTGCCTAAAGAAGTTCCTGCTGAATTGGCTTCAGTAGCAACGAGAGAGGCAGAAGGTCCATTAGATGAAAGTCCTGCGCCTGGGATTGTTGAAGAGAGCCTCATTATAACACCGCTTGGTGCCATAAGAACGCCTCTGATGATTGGAATAGCTGCTGCTGAGGTTTGTATGCCTGCTTCACTAAATAGCTTTGAACCTGCAGACTCTGACATGAAACAACCTAAGAAGTATGTTCTTCCTAGTGGGCCTCCTGCATTTGCATAAGCATTTGCACCGAGCGCATCAAGATTTGCTGCTTGATCGCTAGGTTGTTGTTCACCTACTGTGAAACCTGCATTTGTGACTTCTCCTGCATCATTTCTCTTTTTACCATCACCAGTACCTAGTACTTTTAAATAAGTGACTGCTTGTGCATTTCTAAGCCATTCACGAACTGCTAACGGACCAAATTTTTTGCCGTCTGTTTCACCGAACTTAGCAGTCCAATCTGATAGATTTCCTACTGTTACTGGCACGAATGCCGGTCCTTTTAATGATGTACCAATAATACCTGCAGGAATTCCAATTGGTTCCTGTGTAGTTGGTCCTGTGAGATCTATCTCTCTAGCTGTTACGCCTGCGCTTCCAAACTTTAGTTTTGCCATTTAAGCTCTCCAATTACTACTAGCTAACTATTACTTAAGACTCAAATTCACACGAACTGAACACCACTATTTGTGACGATAAAGTCAATTGCGATGAATTCAACAACTCTTGTTGGAATCACAACGATTCTTCCATTGAGTCTGTTAAGATCAACATCTTCTTGCGTGTTATTTGTTTCATTCATGACGACCTGAAATCCTTCAATACCTGCCTGAACTTGAATGAGACCAAGCTGGAATGAAGTATCTGCCACAAATTTATTTCTAACTGCCGTTGTATTTTGTTCAAAGACAATTCTCTTCGCGATATTAATAATCACGCGCTTAATCTCAAGCATGAGTCTTCGAACATTCACTCTGTCAAGAGCAGACTTGTTGATTTGCAGAGTCTTTTGACCGTACACAACAAATCCTAGTCTTGGAAATGTTGCCATTGGATTAATTCTTGACTCATAAAGTCT